ATCATTCTACCAAAATTAGGACCCTGTCCTGGCATAGTAGACATAGGTCCACCAACAAGCCATGCGGCAGTACCAACAATACCGCCGGCAACTCCTTTCTGAACAACTCCACGTGGAGAAAAAGTCGCCTTAGGATCCGTTACAAAAGAAATCGGATTAAAAGCCTCACCATACCAAAGCATAACATTCCATGCTGCTTCTTCTGTAGACATATCTTCATCATCAAAGAAGATTTCATCCTCAGTCCATCCGGACATGATATCACTTCCGTGATCTCTTAGCAGCAACTAATTTCTTAGTTGACTTCTTTTTATTTGTATAACGGTAACGAACAAGTTTACCGTTCTTCTTGAAAGTTTTTCCATAATTATATTTCGCCATCAGCAAACCCCCTGGGCTTTGTCAAAGGCGTAGTTAGTCGCACCAAGCAGGTGCAGGAGGATTGTACAAGCCAAGTATTCAATCCTGTTATTACGGATGTGAGAAATAACGCTAGAAGCGGTAACCACACCCTTGACTGTTTCGGCAGTAGAAGGATTCATTTGAATCACTGCCCCATTGGAATTGCAGCTACACCCTTGTACATACCAGGGGCAACGTGCAATAATAGATCTATCTCTGGCATATCATCATGGTCAACAAGTGTACCATCTGCCTGATAGCCTTTAATTTCTATTTGAAGTAGTCCGCATGGAGCAATGAATCCTCCAACACGTCCATCAACTTCGGCTGCTGAAATAGCACCGTATTGAACAACACTTCCACGTGAAGCGTTAGTTGCTCCTCCCGGATAATTATCCAGTTCGTAAGGTGGCTCATCGCTCTCGCCTTCAATAACATCAGCAAGTTCAGGTTCTTGACTTCCTGAGTCTGTTAATATATTGAAGAAAGAATTTGACATACCTGGAGGTACGTTAGGGTCTTCCTGTTGAACAGTAGCCCTAGATTCTTGATAAGCATTTAATAAAGAGATTCTAGTTCCGGTACCGGAATCTGGACCAATCAATAGTGGATCTCTTTGCAAAGCAGGTAACGGTAATCCTGTTACCGGATCTACCTCATGTTGAGGTAGTACAAACGTAGAATAATTCCATTCTCCTGCTCCAACAAGTGTTCCTGCTGCGTCACGTGCTTCAAGAGTTCGTGACTGGAGTTGTTGTTCGTGTAACTGAAGTTTGAAGTCATGCCATTTGCCAGAAATGGATGGATTGTCTTCAAGAACCAAATCTTGCATCTGGTTCCAAAGGGCTCTGCCTTTGACATATGCGTTGTGAACACACCAGGTGTTGCCTGCTGTTGAAACTATAACATCAATAGAAGCTACAGCAGTTGGAGAAACTCCATTAGGTTTCCAAATAAATGTCAAACCTTGGAAAGCATACATTCGACCTTGCTCGTAGAGTCTGCGGTTTACCTTAGATAATTCTCTTGCGGTATCGATGAATGCGAAATCTCCACCAGTACCAGTTGCTGCAGATAGATCTGCTTTGAAATACAGGTCTGTAATTGCAGGCTGCATTTTCATACTTCTATTAGAACGACGACGTTTTGCCATAGAAGTGCCCAATAGTAGGGGGTCTATTAATTCTCCCCTAACACTCTTTCATCGTTCTCGCCACACCCGTAGTCCGTTCGAATCAGCCTCATCCGGTATACAGGTACACACGGATTGACTCTTCCTCACCCCTCCACCGACAGCGTGGGTCTAAAGACCTATGCCGACGGTTTTAAACATAAAGAAGATAAATCCAGGTTTATCTACACTTTCACTTTAGTTTCAATAAAACGGAAAGTACCGTGGTATATCCAACATCGATATCCACATCTTAGACAATATTGTCTAAACAATACAGCTGACTTTTTCAAACTGGAATAGCCATCTGGTTCAAGACCGCAACCGATCCGGTCGCCTGCACGATAGAAGGTCATTCTTCCCCCTCCCCAAGACGTAATACAATCACATCATCATCAGTTTTACTAAAATAAGTAACCTCGGCTGGTATCCAAGTCCATTTTCCAGCCTTCTTAACTCGCCAATATAGTTTCGCCATGTATACACGGTGTATACACAACTATATTACTCTTCTTCCGATTCTTCTAGATCTAGCTCTACAAAACAATCGTAACAAATTAGATGACCATCGTCGACAACATCGACTTCGTTGCATCTCTTACAAGGACGTATCATGACTCTTCACCAAAAGTAAAATCGTCCAAATCGGGTATAAAAAAGTCAATAACTCCTTCAAGAGTAGGAATATAGACTTCCCTAAACAACCACGGCAGTGAAAATATCACTGCCAAAAACCCAGCATTACGAACTGTAAATGCTGCACCACGCCAAGCCATAGTACCCAAATGTGAACCATATTGTCCGAACTTGGCATAAGAATCAGCCTTAAGAGCCATCATTCTACCAAAATTAGGACCCTGTCCTGGCATAGTAGACATAGGTCCACCAACAAGCCATGCGGCAGTACCAACAATACCGCCGGCAACTCCTTTC